TGTCAGCATAGGCGTGTCCTAGTTCGTCGATTACGGCAATTCCGCCATTTTTTCCAGGGTCAATTCCGATCGTGATCATGATTCCAAAATAGTTGGCAGCACGGCCTTGCGGCGCTCTGCGTAGAATATCAGAAACCGATCCAACGCATCCGAGAGCTGCTTGGTGTAGTCATCGCGATCGACACGGATGATGAATGGATTCATGCCAGGACAGTAGGACATAAAATACCAGTGCTTGAGTCCAGTGACCGCCATCGATCCATGTACCTGGGCGCGGTATGCGTCCGGCACCTTGTTCTCGATGTGATACTTGATATGGTTCTTCGCAAGTGGGCATTTGATCTCAAGTCCAGCGATCCACTTTGATGAATTCGGATTGGTCACAAGTCCATCCGGTGAACATCCGATGACACCATCATCCCTGGTGATGAATCCAACCTCGCTGACTTCCAGATCCATCGTCTCAGCAAATAGATCACGAGCTTCTGGCTCCAGCTCGTTGCCGCGATCGGTATGCCGGTTACCCTCGAAGCTAATCTCATCTGGCCGGACGCATTGGCCGATCAGTTCGATTGCGAAATCCTCCCATTGCGACGAGTCCTTTCCGGTGGCGGTCAGAATGCGCGAGAATTGCGATGCTGTCGGCCTGCCTGATCGAGCGCGGAACCACTCCTCGGACTGCTGGATCATTTGTGGGTGAATAATCATAGCCAGTCCTCCTCTGCTCTTTGTAACGCAGCCATAAATCCTTGCACCTTTGAGATGTTGGTTTGATGGCGCAGCTTGCTTTGTGCCTCCCTGAGTTGGGTTATTTGGCTGAGAGCAATATGGTAAAATGCTCGCAACTCTTCCTGTGCGTTCTGCGGTGGCGGCGTTGCGGCGATCAGGTCGATCGCCCTGTGTGCTTGTTCTTCGGCGCTCATAGTAGTTCTGGTTCAATGGCGTCAGCGTCAAATCCAGCGCTTGGCTGTTCTTGGATTTCTTCCTTGGCAACTTCCAACTTAGCGAATGGATTGATCGGAGCATCAAGTTTGACCACTTTTGGCGTCACATTCCGCAGGCCGGAGCCGCCGATATCTCTTGCTTCGTCCTCGTCGTGAATGCCGCCGATCCCGAAGGCCACGCGGATTGCCTGGATCATTGCCTTGTTCCGAAGCATGCGCCTCGGCATCGTGCGCCACGGATCTGTCTCGCGTTTGCATTCCTCGAAATACTCGGTGATCACTACCGGGTGAGCGCGATCTTTTAGGTGGATCGTGCAGGTTGCGTGAGTTGGGTTTTTATCGTCGCCAAATGTTGCAACATCCATGCCATCGAAGTTTGGCTGGCGATTTGCAATTTTCAGCCATCCATCAATGCCGACCATTGGAGTGATGCCGCCGCCCTTTTTCGGGAATGCGTAAAGCTCCTTGAGTAGTGGATTGAGCTGGTAGGTGTTGGCTGTCACGACAAGCGCCAGCAGCTCTTCGTCGGTCGCGCCTTTGAAGACTGTAGCCTTTAATGTCGCGAGTAGCTTGGCAGGCTCGACGCTGATGTTCTCGGCCATGACGGCCAAGGCGGATGGTTTATGTGGTGTAATTTCAGTTGTGCTCATTTTAGGTATTGGGTGATTATTGGATTAAGAAAATATCCGATGGCGATGAGTGATCCGCAGATGATCGCGATGCAGATTGTGAGAATCATGGATTCGATGTGATTCGCGTCCTCTTCCATGTAGTTAAAGAGCGCCTCGCGTCTGCGATCGGCCTCGGCGGTTTTCTTGAATAGCTCGATGTCGGCCTGCGGCTGATTGCCAAAGCACGGCACCTTTTCGCGGTAATTGATCTTGTCGTTCATGGCATCGAGTATTGGGCGAATCGCTTGCCGTTCTTCTTGGCGATCGTTGTGGTAATCCGGTGACCATCAGCGCGTAGATCCGAAATCCGTGCCGCGAGGCGCAGGCATCCGAATTTTTCGAGCGCGTCAATGGGTGTGATTGCTCTACCTTTCGAGAGAGCATTGAGTATCTGTATGGTTTGCGATCTTGGTGTTTTCATGTTATTGCTGGTCTGAAAGTTTCCAACATTGTCTGGCTCAACTTCCTCAAATTTTTGCCAGTCCAATGTTGGGATTTTTCCGCTTTACCACTCGGCAGGCGGGAAGGTTTAGAAAAGTGATAGCTGGCTTTTTGCGTTCTTGAGGTTTTGCACCGCTTGATTAAAATACGATTCTTTTAGCTCGCTTCCAACGAATCGTCGATTGAGTTCCAGTGCGCAATAGCCTTCGCTTCCGATTCCTGTGAATGGCGAATAAACTAAGTCGCCCTCGTTGCTCCAAAGCTCGATTGCTCTTTCAATAACGTCAAGCTGCAATGGGCAAATGTGGCGTTCGTCCGCATGATCTCTGGCGCCGTCCTTATTTAGCACCCGTCCTTGATCAACCGTCATCCAGACCGGTGACGCAACTTCTTGCCACCAATCTACTGGATAGCGCGATGGATCTTTAGTGATTGGATCTTGGTTTTCTCCTGGCGCACGGAAAACAAGCAAATAGTCAGCACATCCAACTCTTGAATCTGACGAATCAGCCTTCAGTGTTTTGTAGAGCAATCCATGAGCTTTCGTTCTTTGCATTTCGGTTACTGGTGATTTCCAAATGCAGATCCTAGAATGAAATGCGAAGTTGTGCTTCCAGAACATCCGAATTATTTCGCCGGAAAAATCTTGGAACTCAATCTTGCCGTGCTTCCATTTGGTAGAAAGCAAGTCAACGCAGTGAACTGCAACTTCGCGCCCAGGCTTCATGATTCTGGATATTTCAGCAATGAGTATTTCAAAATGCAATCTGAATTCATTAAGATCAGCACAATTTCCCATGTCTTGTAAATCGTCCGAGTACGTAAATAGATCGGCAAAAGGCGGAGAAAACACTGAGAATCCGATTGATTGATCCTCGATATTCTTTGCGACTCGGACGCAATCGCCGTGATGAATTTCCCATCCGTCTCCAGTAGTTGTATTGATATCTGTTTTCATGCGAATTTGTTTTTGCGAGTGATTTTTAAATGCCAGAGCAGCAACTTTCATGCGTTTTTGCATCTCTTGATGTTGCTCCATTTTTCTTTTAACGGTCGCAAGGATTGCTCCTTCGGTCCGAGCCTGAATGATGTATGCGTTGACCGGCATTGTTTGCCCAAATCGATACGATCTACGCAATGCCTGATAGAAGTCCTCAAATGAATAAGAGAGTCCAACAAAAGCAACATTTCGACAATGCTGCCAATTCATGCCAAATCCACAGATTGATGGCTTTGATATTAGTACTCTTGTTTTCCCCTCAGTAAAATATCGAAGCCGTGACTCCTTTTTTTCTGGCGTATCACTTCCTCTGACTTCAACAGCACAAGGTATCCTTGATGAAAGTGCATCAGCCTCTACGTTAGTGTTGCACCAAATGATCCATGCTTCGTCTGAATCATTTACCATTTTGGCAACTGCTTCTGATCTTGATTCCGCGGTTTCCCTTAGCTCTTTATGCATCGTTGTTGCTGATAGCGTGGCGTGCTTAAAAAGCTCATCGCTTCCTTCTGGAGCAACTTCGTCAACATCAACAGTTATGGTTTCAAGGTTCAATGCTGGCAAGAGGTACCCATCATCATCAAATCCAATATCAGATGGCTTTCCAATGCATGCGGCCCAGCTTGCCACCCATTCCCAGAATTCATTCTCCGCATGCTTCTTCAATCTCCAGTCGCCAGTGTTAAATGTATCGTTGATGAAAAAAGTCGATAGCATTTGCTCTGGCGTGCATATTCCTAGGAAATCGGCATGCTGTCCGAATTCTGTGTAATCGTTTGGACTGGGTGTGGCAGTGCAACATAAGCGATACGGCGTTTGAGCGAATCTGGATGTGAGCCTGATTCTTGTTTTGCCAGTAAAGTTTTTGAGGATGCTTGATTCATCTAAAACCACTCCACTAAATTCAATCCCATCAAACAAATCGAGCTTCTCGTAATTCGTGATGTTGATTCCAGATTCAATCTCATCACCAGATTTTGCTATTTTTGCACTGTATCCAAATCTCAACGCCTCAGCTAGTGTTTGACTTGCAACTGCAAGCGGCGTAAGGATTAGCACTGTTCCGCCTGTATTTAGTGCGACTTGATGCGCCCATTCAATTTGCTGAAGAGTTTTCCCAAGACCGCATTCCTCAAACAGAGCTGCTCTTCCATTTCTTATTGCCCATTCAACAACGTGCTTCTGGAACGGAAACAATGGAGCTTTGATTTGTATCGGCTCAAATCCGCACGATGCAAGGCGCTTGGTCTTTTGAGAAATAAATTGATCGTATTCTTGAGTTTTCATTGATCAAATTTTGCGACGATTTCCTTGGTGAGAATAATGCCGTTTCCTCTTGCAGGCGCCCATTTGTCTTCGCGGTGAGCCATCATTGAAACCGCGTAAATATCCTTTTCGCCAAATGGAAGAATTCGGTAGTATTGACCTTTGAGTTCATGCTCTACGAATTGAGATCCGGTAATCATGTCTTTTCGGACGATGACCCTTGGGTTGGTTTCGAGAGTTCGGAGTTTGAAAAATTTTCGAGATATCATGGTTTTACAAAATGAGCGAGAACAGCCAGTCCGTAGCAAGCTGGAATGATTGCCATGACTGCCGCCCATGATAAGGTAGCCTTGGCCCAGGATTGGCCGATGATTCGGAATGCGAAAATTCCGAGAGTTGATGCGATGATTACTGGTAGGTATGGCATATTGGTTTGGTTCATTCAAAATTGCCGGGGAGGATTGAACTTCCCAGCGTGGTATTTGATCAATAAATTGTAACGGAAAACGATGTCGTCAAAGCTCCAATACGGAACCATCCGCCATTTGGTGTAATACACTCATCCTCTGATCCAAGATTCTTAAGATATTGCTGAATTGTGATTCCGGTGATGATCTTTCCGCGTTTTTCATTGTTTTTGCGAAATCCGAATTTAATTTGCTGTGTCATGGTGTCGGTTGGTTGGTTTGTTACGAGTTGCGTCCTGCAAT